TCGCATGGCGAAGATGTCCGGCTTTTCAAGATCGGCAAGAACACCGAGCGAACACTCCGCCCATTCGGGTACGATCTGCACTATCAGAACATTGCGCTGGAAGACGCCGTTGAGCTTTCCGGGCGCACCCTAATCGCAGCAGCGGCCAAGAACTTCCGCGAGGCGGCGGCTGTGCTCATCGAAAATGGGGCCAAGCTGGTACTCCACGACCCTACAGAGCTAAGGGCTGGCTTGGCTGGCCTCGACATCGACAGGCCGTGGGTGATCCGAAAGGCTGTGCAAGCTCAGGTTCCCGGCAGCGTATTCATCAGGCATCCCTACGTCCGCCATGGATGGCCCGCCAAGCCGCCGAAGCGAAATGGCGTGATCGCCACCAGCCGCATTGACTTTGACAAGAATACGATTATGATACTTGATGCGAACCGTCTCGGTGCGAAGATCAAGATACACGGCTTTGAGAACCGTCTGTACACACGCTTCAAAGTCTGCCCCAACTATCCGGAATGGGAACAGTCTATTGCGGCGTACCCGCGAACACCGGAGGCCGCGTTCGAATTATTGCTGGCGGCGAAGGCTATGACTGATCTATCGGACATCAAGGGCGATGGCGGCGGCACCCAGTACACGTTCCTTGAAGCGTGGGACGCGGGGTGCATCCCCATCATTGGCAAATGGTGGCTACGCAAGAACGACGATATGGAGTCCGGCAAGAACTGCTTGGCTATTGAGGACGCCGAGCATCTTGCGGATACGTGCCGTTTGATGCGTAGCTCCGCGCATGACTTTGACTTCATCACTGAGGGAGGTTTCAAAGCTCTAAAGCGGCACAGGCCCACTGTCATCGTCCCCCAAGTGCTGGAGTGGCTCCATGACTCTTGAGGAAACGCTTGCTGTGGAGCGAAGCGTACTGGGCTATCTCATAGAGAAAACCCAAAGCATATCTATCGTTGAATACCCATTCACAGACGAGGGGCGGCTGCGCTTGTACATCACGACACTACAGCGCGATATCCAGCAGTCTCGCGTCACCGCTTTGGAGTTACTGGACATATGAGAGCCAAGGAACTAGCGGCGTTCATCAAGGAACGCGACTTAATCAGGCTACGCAAGGAGGACGGCGTAAAGCGTCCGTGGACTACAGACCCTATCTTGCACAAGTTCAGGTTCTGTAACATCAGGCGGGAGGATGATCGTGTCACGCGTTGGCTGCGGAATAATTGGTATTTTCATTTTGCTGGCGATCCTGACATTTGGTTCGCGGCTGTCGTAGCGCGGCTACTGAACTTTCCGTATAGTCTGGACGCTATACGCAATGAAGTCCTCCCATTCAACCCCAAGGTGTTTGCCAAGCTGCTCCATGCGCGCAAGGCTCTGGGACTGAAGAACTTCAATGCGGCGTACATTGTCAGCACGAACGGGGTAGCCATGGACAAGGTGGATTACCTCGTGGAGCGGGTGCTGACGCCGCTGTGGCACGATCGTAAGATGCTGCGACCCAAGCCCCATGTCACCCTTGAAATATACCACGCGTTGCTGATGCATTACGACGGACTGGGCAGCTTCATCGCCGCCCAAGTAATCGGTGATCTCAAGTACATCAGCGGCCCGTTGCGAGATACGGACGACTGGAACGCGTTCGCCGCCAGTGGCCCCGGCTCGAAGCGTGGACTGAACCGCGTACTGGGCCGCGCTCCAGATACCCCATGGCGCGAGATGGACTGGCGCATGGTATTGGAGGAACTGGCTGATAAAGCCTCTATCAAGAAATTCAAGCTCCACAACCAAGATCTCCAGAACTGCCTGTGTGAGTTTGACAAGTACGAACGCGCCCGCTTGGGCGAAGGAACCCCGAAGCAAATCTACAAGGAGAATGAGTCATGCTGGTAATCAACGCACGCACTGTCAGCGAAGCCCTGAGCCAAGGTCTCCACGCCATTAGGGTACACGGCATCGCCAAGCCCTCCCGCGTGGGAGACGTTCTGGTCATGCCTCGGCCTGTGCTGACGGAGTACAGTGATCCCACGAACCGCGTCCTGCTCAGCCCACAGCGCGACGCCAACCCGTTCTTCCATGTTATGGAGGCGCTGTGGATGCTCGCTGGCCGAAACGACCTGCCGTGGCTGGTACGGTTCAATTCCCGCTTCGCCAGCTACAGTGATGATGGTGGGCAGACCCAGCCGGGGGCGTACGGATACCGCTGGCGCAACTACTTCGGCCATGATCAGCTCCAGGACATCATCCTGGAACTCAAGCAGAACCCCGACACGCGGCGCTGTGTGCTGGCAATGTGGGACGGCGGCGCTCGAGCAAGCTGGGATGAAACTGGACACGGAGTACGTCTCAAAGAATATGAACAGCCCGGAGACTTCTACGCCGCAGTCGGGGGTTCCGCAGACGTACCCTGTAACACGCACGCCTACTTCGATACGATTGATGGGCGTCTCAACATGACTGTATGTTGCAGGAGCAACGATATCATCTGGGGAGCGTACGGCGCTAACGCTGTCCACTTCAGCTTCTTGCTGGAGTACCTCAGCATCATGACCGGCATCCCCATGGGAGTGTATCGCCAGTTCAGCAACAACTATCACCTGTACACGAACATCGTTTCGCGAGATGAGCTTATGCCGCTTTCGCGTGATGTGCTGAGTAACGATACCTATCTAGTGCGGGAAGGGCCAGCCGGGGTGCGACTGGTTCCCAGAGTACCGGCTATCCGCAAGGTGCCGCTGGTCACGGCTCCAGAGCTGTTTGACGGTGACCTTCACAAGTTCATGCGCTACAGTGATACAGGTCTGCAACTGGATGCTGAAACCTACTATGAGCCGTTCATGCGCGGCGTCGCCGTTCCGATGTATAACGCCTATAGGCTCTTTAAGGAGAAGCGTTACGATGAAGCAATCGACATTGCCGACACCATCAGGGCGGAGGATTGGCGCATGGCCTGCGTTCAGTGGCTCGAGCGCCGTCGTCTCAAGGCCAAAGTCAACGCCGAGCCTTTTACAGAGGTTGTTAAGCAAGACGATAGCGACATCGTCGCAGCTTTCGGTATGGAAAGGAAGTCAGATGGAGCAGCTTGATTTTCTACGCAACGCGGGGGAGACGGTGCGGTTTCACACCATGCCCATTCTCCGACCGCAAAATATCGCCGAACATAGCTGGCATCTAACGATGCTGCTGTATCTCATGTACGGGCAGACCGACCCCGGCATCACGTTTGAACTGCTCATGGCAGGACTCACGCACGACATGGCGGAACACCAGACTGGCGATCTACCTGCCCCGGCCAAGCGCGCCATGGACGAGCGGCTGGAGATCAAGGGCGCTGGCACGTTCCGGCAGGCGTGGAACGATATGGAGCAGGAGATTCTCAAGGAGCAGGGCTTCGATTGGGAGAGCCAGCTCAGCGCCGACGAGCTTAACAAGCTCAAGATCGCTGACGCTATGGATGGGGCGCTTTATTGTGTACGCGAGCGCATGATGGGGAACCAGCTTATCGCCCCGGCATTCCTCAATTTCAGCAAGTACATTGCTGAGGAATTGGGTGAACGCGCTGATGTCGGCCAGCACGCTATCGCGTGGCAAGTTCTGGATTACGTCAACACTCAATGGGAGATCGCTTGTGGCAACTAAAGCCAATGACCGCCAAGTAGGCGGCTACCACTACAAGGGCAGTGACTATCAGCACTGGGACTTCGCCAACGATATCAAGATGCTGTACCTCCCCGGCGTTGCCAGCAAGTACGTCGCCCGCTGGCGCAAGAAGAACGGCGTGGAGGATCTGGAAAAGGCTGTTCACTATCTTGACAAGTGCATAGAAGTCCAGATCAACGTTCTGCCGTCGGTAAATCGCTATGCCTTCTTCTGGCGCTTTGCGATTGCCAATAACCTCAACATGCGCGACGCTTGGGTCATCTGGCTCATCATGGAAGGTTGCTGGGATACAGCCCGTGAGGGGGTTAAGGGGCTGCTGGCTACTACTGAACTCGACGCCCTAGAAGCGTCGTAGGGCTGAATGGAAGGCCGCAGGGCTACCAGCCTAGCACCTGCGGCCTTCCGACTGGCTTGGGGCCAGCCTACGGAATGGGCGGAATACCACCTTCGCCTCCACCCCCGCCCCCGTACCCGGCACCGCTGCCAGAGCTGAAACCAGCTTGAACGAGGACGCTGCCAGTGTTCCCATTAGCATCTCTAACAGAGCACCTGAAGCTGGCTGATGCACTATCCTGATAATCATTCAGATGCTGCGAGAACGATGTCGTGTTAGAACTGGGACTCGTAGCACTCGGAGCGCCACCCCAGTAATCATAAGATACCAGCGTCCACTGATAGGTGTACGGCGGAGTACCGTTGGTCGGCGTAATGACACAGGGCGGCGTCGTTACAATATTGAACGGAGGCGCTGCCTTGTAACCGTAGAATTGAAGATAGTTCGCGCTCAGCGTCAGCGTAAACACTGGAGGCGGAGGAGGCGGCTCTTCCGGCGGTGGCGGCGGCGGGTCAACGGGCGGAGGTCCAGCCTTCGTGTAGAACAATCGCCAGCCCACGGTCACAGGATCACCGTGCGTATTGTATGAATGCGCGCGACTCACCTCTTTCCAAGCGCCGCTCTTGCGTACGCTTATCTTGGAGACGGTCTTGTAAACGCCGCCAACGAGGACTTTCATGGTCATGGGGTATATTCAATCCAGATGTCGTTCTCAGCAGGGCTGGTCGGGGCTGCCGCGCCCGCTGCGGTGATCTTGATATTCTCGCCCTTGCGGTAGCTCTTGTCATAGAATACACGCACGGCGGCGGCCTTCTTGCGGAAGCAATCATTGAAGTCCGCAGGCAGGCTGCCCTCGGCTACGTTGACGCCCTCAAGCGTGGTGTTGAGGTCTGCGTTAGTGTTCCAGTCTTGTACCGCCATTACTGTTCTCCCGGGAGTGCCACCATGCCACCGATGTGAACGCCGCCGACGCCCGCTATCGCGCGTTCCTGAGCCTGTCGCTTCAAAGCCGCTGCCTCAGCAACCCTGCCCTGAGCTACTAGCTCGTTGATCACGGTATCGATGGAGTTCGGATCAGTGAATGTTAGGCGCGGCAAAATCTGCTCGTTGACCGCCGCGTTACGATTGACACTGGCGCGCTGTGTCAGATTACGCACCCCGGCACCGAACCAGCCGGTCGGGCTTCCCACGTTGAATGGGAGGGCCATGTTAGCGCCAGCGTCTGCATCTTCCGCAGCGGCTAGGCGCTGCTGAGTACCTGAGCCGCGTAGCTCGTCGCTCAGTAGATTGAGCTGGCGCTCCTGCGTTACAGAACGATTGAGGTTGGCGAATTCGGGGTCTGTCAAGCCAAGAGCTTTTACCTGATCATTCGCAATATCGTCGTTCATGATGCGGTTAGCCGGATAGGCGTTGCCTCTTGTGCTGCGAAGAGAATCTTGCATATCGCGGGCAGCGCCGACGCGGTAGAACTCCTGCCCAGCTTCGGAACGCTTGGCTTGGCCCGCTACAATCTGCTCGGGGTCCAATTCTGTGTACTTACGACCTTCTTCCAGCGACTTGATCATTTCACTTTCGTCACCATATCTCCTGAGGTAATCCCCATATTCTGGCACGACTTCTTTCAGGCGTTCACGGAGCGAATCACGAATTGCCTTCACCTCGCTGGCCTGCGCCATCGTGAAAGTGTCAGACTGCCCACGGAAAGCGCGGGTGACTTCCTGATCAAGATAACGCTTGAGGTAGTCATACGTCCGCATATCTAGGCTACCGCCCCGAGTAAGGTCGGGAAGGTGATCAATAGACTGCCCCAAGGCTGCCAGACGAGCTCGCTCTGACTCAGCAAGATCAAGCGCCTTGGTCAGCGCTTTCTGCGCGAGTGGGAGCCGCGCCAGCCAATCAAGCTGCGGATCGTAAACCATGCGGCTTTGGCGACCCATGCCGCCCGCTTTTACTTGCCCCATATCAAAGGGAATATGAGCCTTCATAGGAGGGCCACTTCCGCCCATAGGAATGTCGTCTAGGATAGCACCGTCAAATCCTCTCTTCTTCAAAGCAGCAACTAGCGCATTAACGTCTCCTCCTTGCACAGCTTGGTCAAACATACTAGCTGGAGTAAGATTAGTATCTATACCGAGACGCTTCGCTTCTTGCTGAATTATCTCTAGAGGAGCAGGGTTCTGAATAGCGACATTAGCTTCGTGAACCGAGCCGGGAGTACCGAAGCGCATGGTATGCTCAGAAGCGTAAGTCTCAGCGGCTGCACGATCTGGCGTGAAGAACGACGGCCCTTGGAAATTAGGATCGTGAGGAGCGCCGCCTCTGTACAGCGTATCCGGTCCCGTTTCGCGAATAAACGTAGGATTGTCCGGTGTTTCCTGGCCCATCTGGCGCATCAGGCCCGCGTTCGGTGCTTCCTCAGCAACTTGGCCGGTTGGGACAACTTGCGACTTCGGAGGAGGCAACGGAGTTGGCGCATCTTCAAACAACGCTCGCTCCCGACCGATCTTGGCTGCCTCTTCTCGCTCAGCAACCAGCTCTTCATCAAGCGCGTGAACATCAGTACGCGGGGCCACGTTGCCGCGTACGTCTTGCATTATGCGACCGCCCTGCCCGCTAGTGCGTCGTTGCAGAGCTTCGATGGCAGGTTGCTGGGCTTCGCTGGGCGCACGTAGAGCGTGACCCGTGCGAGCGCGCGTTGCGCCGCCAATATCAGCCAAGCTGACAGGCTTGCCAGTAAAGGACTGTAGGACGTCCTTCAGCTTCTGAACACCAGAAGGGCTGACGATATCAAAGCCGTCACGCTTCAACGCCTTGATGATCTGCTTGACAGCCGCTTCCTCTGGCATTTTGTTCTTGAGGATATTCCAATAGTGAGCGACATGGGGAGCTAGTTGCATCGCTCCCGATGTAAGGCCGCCGAAGAACGTGCCAGCCAAGCCGCCAATAGCAGCCGACTGACCGCGCGTATCACCTTCACCAGCGCCAAAGCCCCCGGCAGCGCCGGTGACGCCGCCCGCGCCCATGCCCGTGAGAATGGGGTGGCTCTTAGCAAATGCGCCGATGGTCTCAGCCACCCGTGGGAGGGCTTGCGTGAACCGAGGAACTGCTGCGCCGACAGCACGAGGCCATGTAGACAAGACACCAGTGATCCGGCCTGCGGCGTCCATGTAAGGATGCTGCTCGGCGTCAGCCCGAGCCTGAGCGCTGGTATCAGCCATGTTGCCCGCAACGACTTGGTCGTAGTTGAGACCTTCGTCACCCCAAACACTCTTCTGGTTATTGGTCATGCCAAGCCAGTTATCCAGTGCCGCTGCACCGGGGATCAGTGCGTTGGCGCGTGCCGAGAATTCATCAGCAAGATTAAACGTGGCTTCCTTGGGCAAGGCGCGAAGGAACGTACCGCCCGCGCTGCTTTCTAGCTGAGGCTCCTGATCCTGTCCAGCCTCGCCTGCGATATTCACTTCGCTCGTTGGTCGATCCATGATGGAAGGTTCGTACGTCACCCCCGGCTGAGCATTAGCGATAATGTCATCCGCCATCGTCGTGATCTGTGCATCGGTGAGACCTTCCTCGGCCTCGAACTCGATGATCTCATCACCGGTGTCAATTTTGTAACGTACCTGTGCCATTTATCGCGCCTTTGGTGTACGTGAGATAACAGTGATCTTTGGACCTTTGGGAGCCGGGGTAGGAGGCGGCTTCTTCCCGTCACCCATGAGCTTCTTGGTGATATAGTCGCTGCTCTTGGCCCAGAGCTCGTCAGCCGTGAAGCCGTCTGGGCTCACGCCATTGAGTCCCCAGTTATTCGCAAACTTCGTATAGAAAGCCGCTTTGGCCTGCCGCCGACGAATTTGATCGCGGCCAGCGTTGATGATCTCCATGTTCGCTTTCATATCCTTGTTAGGGGAGATGTCAGCAAGCATCATGCGCTGTGCATCAGTATTGGTCTGTACGCCTTTCTGGAGAAGCTGGCGCTCCAGCACCGCCGCGTTCTGGATAGCGCGGGCCGTTTGATACGCTGACGTTTCCTTCGGAGTCACCGCACCGATGCCGCGCGCTACGCCGCCAAAGGTCGCCGCGCTGGCCCTGTCAGCCCAGCCGCCTTCCTCTTCTGGAATAGCAGGGCTGAGCAGGAGACTATTGCGATATGGGCCGGGACGAATGTCCGCCAAAGCCTTTTCAGCGCGATCGTACAAAGAGCCGACTTCCTTGGCTGCCGCTGCGTCTTCGCCCATGGTGTTCAGCCGCTGGCGATCCTCTTTGCTCATACCCGCTTTCTTGGGCTTCGCTGGATCGACACCTGTATAGGGAGCCCACTCCCCATTCGTCTGGATGCGTAGACTTCCATCTTGCATCTTGATAATAGTACCTTCGGCCATACATCACCTATTTCTTTACGACGACAGCGCCGGGGGGCAGAGCTAGAGCTGGCTTACCAGTCTTCGGCGGCGCGTTGGCGCGAATCTGGGCTGCTCCTGTAGTAGCGCCTGCTCGTGTACGTGCGACGTCCTTAGCTGTACCCGCCTTAGACTCCAGTACGTACGTCGCATTCGACTTGAGCAGATAACCCTCGATCAGCTTCTTCAGTGGATCGCCATCATCTAGCGAAGACCACTTCTTGGAGAGAGCCTCGAACTCAGACTCAGTACGCGGCGGTTGCATGATGTAAGCCTCGCCGCCTCCGGGGGGAGTAACGAGGATGCTGTTGCCGAAGACCTTGTACTGAGGCTGCGTCATCTTCTGCTTCAGCTCGTAGTTAGCCGCAGACCGCTCAAGGTCAAGAGTCTCCTGCTGCTGCTTGTACGCTTTCTGGTTCGCCTTGGCATCCCAGATACCGCCGCGCAACGCCGCCGCGTAAAGCGAGTCAGGCTCCGGCATGAATGCGCCTTCCAGCAAGCCGCCGATAGCGCCGAGGATACCGCGCTTTTTCTTCTGCGCGACTGCCTCAGGAGCTACCGGAGCCATTCCAGGTGCGACCGCCGAAGCCTGCACTGGCAGACTCGGCCCCGCGCTGCCCTGAACTGGCGCTGGCACCATGGGCGGCTCCGGAGGTAGATACGGAAGGTTCGGCGGATGCTGCGGAGGAGCAGCGTACCGCGGATCGAACGAGTCGTAAATATCCGGGCCGGTGTATTGTGACTGATATGGCATCGTCGCTACTCCTAGCCACCCATTAGCATGGGAAGCATCTTCATGATAGCGCCCATAATTCCGCCGCTACCTCCGGCCCCTGCGGCGGCTGCGGGAGCGCCCCCAGCGCCAGCGACGGGAGCACCGCCTGCGCCAGCGACGGGAGGTACTGCCCCGCCAGCGCCTCCCTCCGGCAGAGGAGCCAAGGGGTCGACCGCCTTGTTTCCCTGCGGACCTCCGCCCCCAGCCGTCGCCATCGTGTCGTCGACCGCCCTGACGCCAGTGCCTCCAGCGGCCTTGCGTTCCGCTGCCTGTCGTTCAAATCGCTGCTGAGGCGTTTCAAAGCCGCCAGCTTCAACTGGCGCAACAGAGCCAGTCGGCAAGAATTGCATTCCGGGCCGCTGCATCATAGCGGGCTGCCACCGCTGAATTCCGTCCATTAAAGGCATGGCCCTATCCTCCGAGATTAAAGAGTTTGTTGGTGAACGACGTTGCGACCTTACCGATCAGCCCTTGCTGATAACCGTAGTTCGTCTGTTGGCCTGTCGTCTTGCCCTGCTGGCCTAGCTGGGCAATGCTGCCTAGCGTGTTCCCGTACTGCTGATTGATGTCGTACGGGCGCGAGCTAATATTCTGACCTGCGCTGATCATGGCTTGCGGACCGAGGTAGCGTCCAGCCTCGAGCTGCGGAGCCATGCCAGCAGCCGTCATCATGTTACCACGCTCGTTCGCGTAGTTATTGGCGTAGACTTCGCCGCCCGCCTGAGCAGCGCCATATCCGGAGTAGTATCCGCCGAGCCCGCTGCCAGTGCGCCCCGAGCCGCTGAAAGAAGAATTGACGTTCGTCGCCGCTTGACCAGCCATGCGGTCGGCGATTTCCTTGATGTACGGGTTCGTATCCGGGTTGAGATAGTAGCCGCTCAGGGTCTTGTTGTTCGCAGCAATGGCAGGATCAATAGCCGTAGCACCCTGACCAACGATGTCCTTCAGCAGGTCATATCCCTCCTGCTCATAACCGCTGATCTGGGGCGCTCCGCCGCCGTACAACTCCGACGTACTTTTCAAGTAGTCGTTAATATACGGTATCGTTGGCTCGTAAGGATCGTAGTCGCTCGTTCCTTCCGACTTGCTCTTCGACGACTTCTTCTTGCCGCCTACGAAGAACTTGCCAATGCTGCCTAGAAGTCCCATGTCATTCTTCCTTTATGGCACTAGCTCATAGCCGGATGCGTCGGCCTTGACCTTAACTGTGTAGCCGCCCTTGCCAGCGAGATTAGTCGGTAGCTGAGGCGGCGGAACAACGGGCTGGTCAGCGTATTCGAAACTACCTCCGTCAGCCTTTACGCGAATTACCTTTAGTTCGTTGCCGATCAACGGTTGATCAATCAAGTCGGTGAGATGCCACCGCTGAAAGATCTCTATTAGCCGCTTCGCCCAGCCGTAGACGCCAGTAGGCGTCTCTGCTTCTATGCTGGACAAAAAGACGAATGGGCTACCTAGCATCAGAATACTCCCGTTGCTTTGCGAGAAATCTGTACACCATTCCCATGTGTCCACGCCGCACCGGCTGGAATGATAACCCGGAACCGCATGTAGCGAGCATCGCCGAAAATGGAGAATGTTCCGTCAGCTTCCTGCCATATGGCATTGCCCAGCTCAAGAGGCCCTCCGATAAGCTGGTCACGTTTAAGTACGCGCATCTGCGCGACCGGAGCGTTGATGTCCACCAATGGGCGCGCATGATTGATGAAGACACGCCTGCCGTCCGGCCCAGTGAACTCGCTGGTATCAATAGCGGCTGCCATGTTAGGTCCAACGAAGAGGCCATAGGTGTGAGCCGTGTCAAAGGCCGCCAGCCGCATACGCCCGCCCGCGCGGTACTGAGGGCTGTCGAAGCTGACAGTGTAGCTTTCGGCCGGGTTGGTCAGCTCTTCCGCCGATATGTTGGACACGGCGCTGCTGAACAGATATTCCAGTGGTATCTGCGTATGAGCGAAGCGGTTCTCGCGATAGGAGTAGGTGATGATTTCATCCAGCTCGCCCGATGAGCCGGTCGGGAAGGCCCAGTGTACGCAGCCATTGACAAAGTCAGCCGCGCCGACAATGCGATTGCGGAAGCTGTACTGGAGCTTGTTGAAGAAGTAGCGATTAACGCGGCTATCCCCAATGGGGACGGAGTTCGTACCGTTCCAGTAAAAGAACCCGTCCTCAGCAATGAAATACTGAAGCGGGCCAATATCAACAACGCAGTCGCGGGCAATAGCGCCGCGCTTGTCCTCCAGAGTAGCGATATCAAAGATGGTAGGCGGGCCGCGATAGGTGGCACGGCTGATCATACGCGCTTGGAAGATGGTGCCATGTTCTCGGCCAGCTATCGCTACGATTGGCCCGCCTTCCGCTGGCATGTCTTGAAAATCAGCCTGTGTGATGGGATCACTGATCCACGGCATGTCGATGTTGTTGAAGCCGCTCCAGCGGATACGACTTGGAAAACGTCCGCCGCTATCGTCCGGATCGATAAGCAGGTCACCGAGGAATAAGAAGTCGCCGACCTGTGCGCCGCAAGCAGCGCGCGGCGGGGTGCCGCCCAGTACGACCGGGGGAGTAGTGGTCGCGACAGGCGAACGCATAGGATCATGCTCGGGATGGATCATGACCATCTGCTCATTTACTCGTATGAACTTCCACGAGTTTATGATATTGCTGTTCTTGGAGATCAACTTGGTGAAGCCGCCGCCACCGAACTTCGTGTAGATACCGGCAATCGTACCCGCGTAGATTTGAGTAATGTCGGCAGGTGATATGACCGACGTAGCGCCGCGCACTACCTCCGGCAGAACCGTGCTGGTCGAGAGACTGGGAAACGGACTGTAGCCGCCCTCAATGGGTAGGACATTGAGAGCCTCCACCGCGCCGGGATTGTTCAACTCCGGGAGATCAGGCAGCCATTCGCCAAACGGAACGTCAGTCCGTTCAACGTCATCAACGACGATATCAGCAAGTTGGACAAGGGCGGTCAAAACTGGGTGCTCCTAATCTCGCCAGTGCTTGACTTTTCAGCCGTCGCATTTTCTAGCTGCTGCTTGTAATCTTCGGAAATAGCTTCCATGGCCCGCGCCTCGCCATAATCGCGTATGACATCGCGGAGCAAGTTGCGCTTTGCCAGCGCGCGAATGTAGAGCTCGCCCTCGTTGAGCCATGGGTTCGTATCATCATTGCCAACGAATGGGAACGGATCAAGCTGGCCGTGGCCGCGTAGATACAGCGTACCAGCGACGCTAGGAATGGGGTCGAGGTAGATCTTCCCTTCGTACCGCGAATAGAAATCTGGCAACCCATACTGAGCGTTGCCATTTGCGCGATCTTGAAGATCAAGGAAATTCATAGGGTCTACATTGTAGCGCGTGCTGCCGACGTTATAGTAGACCGCGTCAATAGTGACGAGAGTATTGATGTCAGGGTAGGACTCTGTGTTGGCAACGAGTGGGAAGTTCACCAGCATCTCGTTAAACCAGAAGCGAGATTGGGCCGCTTCCTTGATAGCGTCGTTAATGGCGAATTTAATATCCTCAGTCAGATTGGAGCGCCGAAGCTCGGTCGCGATACGTGTGATGGTTTCATTAAACGTAGCCACGACCGAGCCTCCTTGTCACTTACCTTGGCGCTTTGTTCCGCTTCGCCAGCTTGCGCGGCGTCTCGGCTTCTTCCTCCGGCTCAGTGGTGGCGGCTTCTTCAGGTTCGGCATCCGGAGTTTCAGGCTCCGGAGCCTCTGCCACTTCGCCACCGTCACGGTCTGCGCTCGGATTGTAAGCGATGTAATCATCATCGTCAACTTCATCATTGTCACCGACGATGTCGCCAACAGCCTTAGCCTCAGCAGCCCGCACGCGAGAAGCAACGGAGGCGGCTTTGCTAACAGCCGCCCCCCGCAGCGCCTCAACCCGTTGAGGATCGATGATCTCCACAGCCGAGCCGTTAATGCTGAGCTGCTTCTTGGCAGCATCCCATTTCTCGGCGTCGACTCCGTCATTGTAGAACCCATAGACGGGAGCCACAGCAGGCCCGTTGATGTGCTCTTCAACGACACGGATACCATAGATACCTCCGCCTCCATAGGCGTCCTCGATGATATCCTTGCGCGTCTCCTTATGGAGCCGTGACAAGTCGACCAACGTGTACGCCTGTTTCGTTCGTTCGCGGGTTAAGGTGCGCTGGACCATAAACCTTCCTTCCTACTGATCGTTGTTTGGCGCGTAGGCGATAAGAACATCGCCGAGGCCAGTGGTGGGAGCGCCTGTCGCCGCAGACGACACATAGAGATCGGTGTCGTTCGCGAACGCAAGGTTCGGGATCGTCGGGCTACGTGCGCCAGCGCCAGCGGCGTCCGTAAAGACCTCCACTCCCGTTGGCGTAGTGCCGACATTCAGAGCCGGCGACGTACCGTTGAACGCCGTGGTAACGCGGACGTTCAACGCGACCAGCATAGCTCCCGCCGGAACCGTACCGATATAGACGCCAGCAGCGATGCCAGCTTCATTATAGGTGACGCGCTTGCGGAAGTAATGAACCTGCTGCGTGTGCAGGACACGAGGATTTCTCGCCATGACTTATTCCTTTCTAGCAGCGATTACGGCTGCGGCGCATAGGTGGAGAAGACGATCGTGCCGTAGTCCAGATTGTTGAACTGCGTCTTCTTGAGGCCGGCGATCATGCCTGCCGCAACGCCGAGCTGATTGTTGTAGTCAAACAGCTCTTCGACCCAATTCATCTTCTCCGGCCCAGCCTCGTCGCGGCCAGTAGCCATGACGACAGCCTGCGCTCCGCACATCACAGCGCGGCGAGCATTGGCGACAGCGGCGCCAGTCGTGCTGTGAACACCATTGGTGACACGTGACGACTCGTGGATAACCACGCCGTTGTAGATACCGAGGAACGACCCACCCTGGAAGATGGGGTTATCCTCGCTACCCGTCGCGATGAGCTTGGACTTCTGGAGATCGGCCCACGCGCCCGCGTTGTAGTTGGAGCGAAGCGAGAAGGTCTGGTACGGGTGGATGAACAGGACGTAGTAGTCACCACCTTTGTACCGCACCGGCCGAATGGGGACGGGGCCAGAACCGCCCGCCGAAGCGAACGTCTTGGCACGCGCAATCATGCGATCGATGTGTGCCAAGCTGAACTCGTCACCGGCAGTCAGTGACTCGTCAGTCGTTTTGCTGTTCGGCCGAAAGATGTGGTTGCCGTCCGGTGCCAGCACCGGCTGCATCCCCGTATAACGGACATCGCCCTGTGCCGTGAACCCCGCCGCCTGATTGAAGAACCAGACATCGAGCCGGTCAGCCCACCAATCCTTCAGGCCGTCCATTGACTCCTGACGAACGCTGAACGGCACGCGCTGCTCGGACATCTTGCCCTTGCTGCGTACCGCGTGACGAAGCTGGTCGATGATGATGGAGTCGGCGAAGGTGCTGAGTGCCTCTTCGTTGCCTTCCAGCGTATTGTCGCCAGCCGTACCAGCGCCGACCAACTGCAGACGCAGGCCGAAGGTGACTTTGTCGCCGGCCGACTTCTTGAGTTCGTCGCGCATTTGGATGATCGAGTTCTTGTCGGACGTACCGATGAACCGATCGATGAACGTCTCTCTCAGACTTTCGATAAAGAGACGCTTTGCCCACAATTTCACCGCAAGCGGATGATTGGGGCCATATTCGGTCATAGCCATAGGATGATCCCTTTCAGGGTTTCGGTTTCAGCTCAGTCCAGTGCGCCGGACTACCGCGAAACCCCCTGTGCGCCGGGAGTATGCGCAAGACCTTTGAGGTCGTCTACACCTTGTCGCCTGTATCGTGCGGTGACTTACGAGGTTGGGGTGGCCGTGGCAACCACCCCAGTCGTGTATGATACGCGCGAGTGCCAGCCCGCGCAAGCCTTTTATCCGATCGCCGCAAACCGACTATTTGCGCCCTTTTGACCAAGGCCGAGATACTGTTCGAACTCATCGTCGGACATAGCAAGCAAGGCCTCAGCATTAAGCTCCTGAGTTGACAAGCTGACGCCTCCGCTGCCGCTCAGGCTGCGACTGGCCTGCTGGCCTGCTCGCACCGCGCGCACCGCTGCCTGTGGCTGGACGCCTCCACCGTTAGGCTGAGGCACAGGCAGCGGGGCGGGTTGCTGATTCATATTGGGACGATAGCCGCGCGCCGTGGCAAGCTGATAGATTACCTGTCCAGCCGACATACCGCGCTGCCATGCCTGATTAGCGATCTGTCGCGCTTCCTCGGTCATTATATTCTTGGCTTGGTCAGGCGGGTAGAACTGAAGCAGTTCCTGAGCACGGGAATTGACGAAGTACGTGCTGGCGTCGTCGTAGTCCGGTACTGACTGAGCGAACAACTGTTCGTCCTGTTCCAGCGCGTTATCGATCTGTCGGAATTGATGCTCCTGCGCTCGCTCATTCTGAAAATCAACGAGCCGCTGCTCCAGCGCCAAGATGTAGCCAGCCGGGTCTTGGTTGATATCCGGCATCGGCACTTCGTTCCCCGGCACCCGCTGTTCCCGCGCTGTCAGGATAGCGTTCAACCTAGCTGTCGCAAGCTGGGCCGTGCGGATAGCTTGTGCAGACCGTTGGCGCTCAGCATGGAGAGCTTCGTGTGGCACCATGCGGGACTGCGGCGGTTCGGCCGGAGGCTGAGCCTCCAGCGTAGCCTTGTCGGCCGCCAGTTCATCAGCCGACTTGAACGTGCCGTCAGCGCGATGGCGGCTGCCAAGTTCTCCGGGCTTCGGCTCAGCGGGCGGCTCCGCTGGTTCCTGTCCGGCAGGCGGCTCCGGCGGCTCTTGTCCCTCTGGCGGCTCCGGCGGCTCTGCTTCCAGTTCCGTAATCGGTTCGCCTCCCGGCCCTGCCGGAACTACGCCGTGCTGTGCGAACTCAGCTTCTTCTTCGGGAGTAAGGTCGTTAATGGCTGGCATTCTAACGTCTCCTATTCAAGCGGGGCAATGGGCTCAGACGGAGGAGGTAATGGCTCCTGCTGCTGAGGCTGTAGTCCTTGCAGAAGCTGCCCTATCATTCCTGCAAGCTGATCAACTTTCTGTGTGAGGCCGCTTAGATCAGCGCCCTGTCCAATGCCGGGGCCGGGAGCTCCGCCACCAATATCGGGGAGTTCCTGTGCCGCATCTCTAGGACTAACCGCGCCTGCTACGGGCTGGCGGGCCTTGACCTCCGCACCGAGGACAGCAGCTTCAGCGCGGGTGCCGTCAGCAATCATGCTACCGACATCTATCTTTGCCGCCCACTGTTCCTTGAGGCGTTCGGTTGCGGCGCGATACTCGTCGATCTCCAGCTTGAGCATCTCCACCGCGCGGTCATCTTCGGCAGTCTTGGCAGCCTCCATGGCTTTGTTCAGCTCTTGCTCAAGCATCTGCAACGCGCCCTCGGCTTGCTTCAGTTTCTCCTGAAGCTGTTCCGGCGGCAATTCAGCACCCATACCCATGGACTTCTTGATCTCCTCCACCACGCTTTCCGGATATGGGGAATACTTGAGGAGTTCCACGGCTGCCTGCGGCGGAAGAATACCCATTTGCAGAATTTGTCCGGTGATGGCCCAGATGAATTGCTTCTGGTCGGGCGAAGTAGGAGCCTGATCGATGACAACATCGAACTTCTCTACACTCTTACCTTCCTTCATCAGCGGGATATATTTGATCTGGCCCTTTTCGACCACGCGTACGAGCGTACCCTCGGGAAGCAACCAGATGAACTGGAGCATCAACTTGCCTTGGAGCTTGCGGTAGCGCCGCAGGCTGTCAAACATTGCTGCCAAGACTGTCATAGCGCTCTGACGACGCTGCGCTTCCAAGCTGGCGGCCTGCTCCCGGTCAGCCTGCCCCAGCAATTCCAGGTTCACGCCAGTAACGTCCCGGATGCTGCTAATGGCAAACATCATCAGCCCGTCAAGTCCTGCCGGTAACTGCCCCGGCGTCCGCTCCTTGACCTTGTTCTTCTGCAGAGCTCCGGGCTTTACCCAGACGATCTTCGTGGGGTTGCTCCAATCACGCTCGGCCTTTCGCACGTTCTGGAACGCGTCGGTCTCAGCTAGCAGTCCACCCTTCGCGTTCGTGTTCATAATGTGCATCGTCTGACTGAGCCACTTGTTCGCCCACATCTGCGGATCGAACATATCACGCACCATGCCGTAGAAACACTTCTTCTCGTGATCGCGGTAGGCGGTCATGGCCCGGAACTGGAACATGCCCATCTCGATCTTGCGCGTATGCAAAATCTGGTTGCCGATGAAGCATTCGTAGTACACCTTCTTCGTCACGCGCGCGTGCTCGAACTCAATTGGCCTGCCCGCCGCGCCTACTGCCTCAGCTCGCGCCTTGAACGCGGCGAATTCGTCATCCGTCATTTCCTGCACGGCCTGATCAGTAGGCGTTGCCACCATGTTGACCGGCTCGCGCTTCCAATACTGGCACTGTACGACGGTGACGGTTTTCAGCTTGCCCCGGCGCGCACCCTCCACGAATTCGCGAGTTTTCTCAGGGTAATCCTTCTTCTCGCCTGTACCGCCGTCTTCCGGGGTAATTTCCTCATCTAGCCACTTGGCATCAATGGCGGCGTCGTTAAGCTCTTCGTCCAGCTCTAGCAACGCCCGTACGTCATCCGGGTCCATCTGGCGAATGCGATACACCATGCGAGCGTCAATGTAGTTCTTTCGACCAGCGCCGCGGTTGACGCCCATCTCCAGCGGATTGATCCGCTCCTCAACCACTACGCCGCGCGGGTCTTCGTCGAAGTCCATGCGGGTTTCAGTCCAACCCTCGCCGCAAATAGCCATGTCGCGGAATGATTCGCTTTCCTCGTCCTCCGCATGGCATTCATCACGTATCCACTTGCCGGTGGAGGTGATCATCTCGTTTATACCAACGTCACCTTGTTCACGCGGGGAATACACAACAGTCTGCCGGTTGTTGACCTCCAGTCCGCACACAGCGTTAAGAATGGGGGCGACACGGTTGAACGTGATACTAGGGCGCTGCTGGTCATCAAGGACACGCTTATCTTCCTCGCTCCATTGATCGCTGGCAACAAACGCGAATGCCCGCTTGGCTTCCGAGCGCCACTTACTCCGCGCGCGTTGCCCATCCTTGATATCCCTTTTCAGGCGACGGAATTCAAAGTCGTCGGAGGGTTCCCCGGACTCGGCGATGGGATACTCGTCATCCCTTGCTTGTTCGATAGCGCTCATGCTGCCCATGCACTCCCTTTTGAATGAGTATCCCGCTTTGCGTAACGATCACGTCGCTCCCCTTCGGTATTAAGGAGCGAGTCGTACTCAGCGAATGTAAGAACAAAGGCATCCGCGCCATCTGGTGAACGACCCAAGCGTTCCTTCGTGTCCTGCTTGGGCTCCAGCTTGATCTTACCATTCGGGAGGTAACTAAACAATATATCTCGCATTTCGTCCACAATAGGCGACTTACGCGACATGCGGTACTCGGGGTCTTCGAAGAATTCTTCGTTACCCTCGTCAAGTATCCACATCTGGCGCTTTTCAATGTCGACCAGCATGGAGCAGTCCATCTTTTCAAACCAGCTACGAGCACGCCACCATAGCTCATCGCGCAGGCGCGAGAACTTATCGTGAATACCGGCTACTTCACTGACGTTAATTCCGATGATTTGCGTTCCTTCAAAATGACCCTCAGCGGCCATTTCGTTGAGGCGATCAACCACGCCAGCGCCGACCCCGATTGCATCAATACAGATCGCGCTCGGCTTGTCATCAACATCGGTGTTCTCCCACATTACTTGAATTCGTTGTGCCGTCTGCATCAGGTTCAAGCCTTGCCAGAAGACAATAGGCTCCATCAGCATACGATTTCGGCGCTTGGCTAGGGCGGTGCGGTCATCGCCAAACCGCGCAACGTCCAAGCCCCATATCGGGCGGTAGCGGTCGCAGCCAATGACCGGGCGGTTCAGTGCCTTGTCAAGCCACTCCGCTGGAATAAGTGTAGCGACGTCCTGCTCCGGGAACTGGCCCAGTACGCGCACGCGGGCATAGTCGCTGTCGAGGCCCCAATCCTCGATGATCTCAGCAAGGCGCTTCTTGTTCGCCATTGCAGCTTCGCGAGCATCAACGGTGAATTTCGTCCAGCGCCGCGCGAACTTGTGCCAGCAGTCATAGAAACGTCCCGATCTCTTCGTGGGGTTGCCGTAGACAAACCAGAAAGCATCGGGGTCGGACATCGCGCCTTCCGCGACCTCCCAAATCTTATCTGAAATACCTGAGGCCTCATCAAAGATAATAGCCTGTCCGCGTCCAGCGTTGTGCATACCGGCGAAGGCTTCCGAATTGTGATCGCTCCACGGAATGGCGTCGGTTCGCCACGTATCCTTGTATTCGACATGATGCAGGCTGGTCGCGTTGTACTTGAACCAGTGACCCGTGATGCAGCGTCGCCGCCAGACCTCCAGTTCGCGCCAAGTCTTGCGGGTTAGCTGATCCTTGGTATTGGCGGTGACCACCCCGGCGAAGTGCGGACGCGTGGACATGAGCCATAGGATGATCCATGCGGTGTCGGCCGACTTCCCGACGCCGTGTCCTGCCTTTGTCGCGTAGAACAG